CAGCACCAACTCTCGCAGCTTCACCTGCGGTAGTTCCCATATTGAGATACATTTCTTTAGCAAGACCCACTGTAGATTCAAATGCGGTTGATACCATATCAGCTGCCTTTTTAGCAACCATCATACCAAGACCAAACTTGATTCCGTTTTTAAACATTTCAGATGAAAGACCAACCGATTCTAATAGACTATCTCGTGTACCATCTATCAAATCTTTTATTTCATCTGCTTTATCTTTTCGCTTCTTTTCAATTTTTAGGTATTCTTCCATAGTTTCAAGTTGTTCTAACAACTTTTTACCTAATTCTTTTTGATTACCATTATATTTTTTAAGGATTTCATCCTTTTTGTTTTGAATGGTTAAAAGCTTATCTTCAAGGTCACTTGTTTGCAATAAAGATTGAGATAGCTCTTCTTGAGCTTTGGTTAACTTACCAGAGGTCGTAAGTCTGTCATTCAGCATAGTCTGAAGATTACGCTGAAGTTGTTCCTCTTGTCGTAAGGCGTTTATTCTATCTTGAGTATCTTTATTGGCCATTTATACCTTTAAACTCAATAGTCGTAGTTTTTAGTCCAATCAACCGGCTTAATGTTATATTGCTTTATGATTTTTTGATATTCAGGGTCATTGGTCAATTTATCAAGTTGTTTTGTCTTGATAGCTAGTTGAATCTTTTTTAAAAAATCACGGATACCACCTTCGGTCATACCTCTTTTGTGAAGTGATTCAATAATGGTTTCTATTTTTTGTGATTTCATAGTTTTCCCTCTAATCATATAGTATAAATATAGAAATACCCAACAAATGTGTCGGGTATTCCTTATCTTCTTGTTTTTGAACGAATTTTAGCAGCTTCTTTGTCGTGAGCTTGCTTTTCTTGCTGTTTAAACTCAATTATTTTACCAATATAAAACAATCTGGCCCAAACCGGCATATTGTAAACATCATTAAAATTAAATCCACCATTTCCGTGGTATATCAATTCAAAAATGTGAGTATGAAGATGTTTTCTATATTCAGGAGTTAGGCCAAAAAAAGGTCACATCCATCGGTAGAATCATCTCCCTCCTTTCCCCCGTTTCCTCTGAAATGAATTCCCAATTAAGGTCAATATCAGGGACAACTTCGTTGATATAGTTTCTTAATGCTTTTGAGTCAACTGCAAATAATTCATTATCTACAAATTGACTGATTACTCTACTATCAGTTTCACCATCAACTGAAAGAATCATCGTTTTTAAACGAGTCGTAAGTTCTCGTGATGTTTCATCCTTCAATTTACGATTTGCTTTATTCAACTCCTCAACTTGGTGTTTTACTCTACGCTCTTTTGATTCAGTCATAGCCATAAAGGTTACGACTCTTTGAGAACGAGGTAAGGTAAATTCAAACTCATTGGTATGGGGTGCTACTTGAGCAGAGCCATCGTATGGTTTGTTATCAAATTGAGTAAGGTCAATAGTTTCTTTTTGCTTTTTGCCTGTAAATGGGTCGTTTACTTCTACCTGGTAGTCTTTACCATATCCCAATACACGAGCAGCAATCATAATTGCGTTTTTGTCACCCGTAACCAAATCAACATACTTAATAGGTTGACCATTACCATTAGAAACAATAAGTGATTGAAATAATCGGTCAAGAACTGAACCATCCTTAATATACGATTGTGTTGTAAGAATATCTTCTTCTTTTGCAGTCATATATTTCATTTCAACCTTACCACTTGAAAGCGGATTGTCTGAAGGGTATATTAGACCACGAGATGGTAGTTCAATAACTTCAGTTGGAAACTGATAGTTTTTTAGTTCCTTAATTTCGTGTTCTTTTCTTAATTGGTCAACTACATTTTCGTTTGAGTAGTCATCATTTAAATTTTGAGTCATAACTTATTCTTTTTTATTATACTACAAGTGTCCAAGTTCCATTATCAAAAATGTATTTTGAACCGTGCCATTCTTCAGGTACTTCAACTTCTGCTTGAACACATTCATATCCAAATTCCCAAGTATATGGAAATTCTGAATCAATTGTAAAAATATCACCATCATATGTAGTAGTACCTTCGGTAATAACCAAATTACCCTCACCTACAACAGCATATACGATTTTGGTATCTCTGTTTCTAACGATATTAATCATTTTAGTCTCCGTTTAATTAAACTATGTATAAATATCAAAATAAAACTTTTTAAAACAAAAAAACCCCACCGAAGTGGGGTTTCTCATTTTTCAATCCTAAATTAGTATTGTAAGATAGCGTAATCGTAAGTCAATGTTAAATCTACAGTAGCCAAATCTTCACCGGTGTAATCCATATCAGAAAATTTTGCAGTCTGAATAAAAGCACCTTTCAATGTCCATTCTTCAACTTTATCACCAACCGGACCTAATGAGTTAAACACGATGTCTTTTTTGTAGAAATCTGAATAACCATCACGACCTGTTACCGATTCGTGAGTCAAACGAACCCACTCCATTACAGCTTGAGCCGCAGATGGAACAACTGCGTCATACAAACTGATGGTTAAATCTTGCCATTCAGAACGACCTTTTACATATCTACGAGTGTTGATATGGTCAATAGTCACTTTACCATTCTGAATTTCAGGGCGGTTAGCCGCTTTGATGAGATATGCTGGAATTCCTTCAATATACATAATGAACCTGTTTGACATTTTAGGTTCAAAGTTCGTAAACATTATCTCCTGCGGTGTGAGTAAATTTGCCATTTAAATTCTCCTAATCTTTCTTATAAATATATCATTCTTCAAATTATGCCCCAGGGAATGCAGCACCCGTAGGAAGAATGTTGAAATCCAAGACAATAAATTCAGCAGTCTTTGTAGGTTGTAAGTAAATTTCACCTACCAAGATGTTTCTATCAATTACATCTGGAGTATTATTAGTTTCATCCATTACCACACGGAAAGCGTAAAGACCATTTCTTTGTTGGATTGATTCCAAGTATGGGTTTACGATTGACAAGAAGCGGTTTCTTGTAGCAGCGGTGTTTTGTTCAAATACCAAGTATCTTGTAGAAGATGCGATGTATTTCTTAACAGCAATCAACAATCTTCTTACATTGATTCTATCCAAAGCGGATGGTCTAGCTTGTAAGGTCTTTTGACCGAATACCGTAGCACCTTGGCCAGGGAATGTAGCGATTGGGTTTACACGACCTTCGTAAAGTGTATCTCTTTCAGCGTGAGTCAAACGAGACTTAACTTCAATAACATCAGTCAAACCACCACGATTCAAACCTGCGGGAGCGTACCATTCAGCAGCAACCGAATCGTTGAAAGCAATCACGCCAGGAAGAACAACACTTGGCGGAACCCATACTGGCTTGTTTTTATCAGTATCAAGGATTTTAACCCAAGGGTGGTAAGTAGCAACATAGTTAGAGTCAAACGAAGTTAATGCGTTCACAACCGTAGTATTTGAATCACCATATGCGCCTGCGTCCATCACATAGAAACAATCTTGTCTATCTTCACACATATCTTTAGCGAATGTGGTTACTGAAGAGTGTAATCTATGTAGAATACCCGGAAGAACAAGCATATTGATGTCAAACTCATCTGGGTTAGAAATTGCGTTGATAGCTTTTCTTAAAGCAACCGTACCAGCAGCGGTAGCGGAAGAACAATCCAAACCTTGAGTATTACCAGGAACAATACTATTACCGGTAAGAATTACTCGGTTTGGCTCCCAACCATCAAAACCACCTTGGAATGGAACCATAAATTTCTTAGCATCTACATCAGATGTTAAAGAGATTGTAGAACCATTTGAGTGACAAGTAGCCAAGTCAAAGTCAGAACCAACAGTTTCGGTGTTAGCGTCCGGAGTTGGCATTAAGAAGTTCAAGTTATCGGTTGTGCTGAAATCGTAATCGTATCCAAGGAATACTTTTGTGTTTACCACACCACCTAATGATTGAGATACAACATAAGTTGGGTCTGATAACGTGTAACCACTATGAAGTGGTGATGTTAGTGCTGCGAATCCAAAAGGAACTAATGATGAGTCAATAGCACCATTTGTTACATCACTTGCCATTTCAACACGGATGTGAGCGGATGCGTTAGGGTAATCACCATTTGTTGATAATTTACCATTTGCATCAACCGTAATGTATTGGTCACCAATTACTCTTGCAATATAGTTTGGTGAATTTGGGTCAAGGTTAAGACCTGTAAATTCTTCTACGATATTTGGTCTTGTGTCTGCGTCTTGAACGCCTTGACCAAAAATAGAGTAAGGAACTTTTGCAGTATCTACTCTACGAACTTGTAAAGTAAATGTTCCATATTCAGAACCAGGAACTTCAGATGCTGGTTTGATATCACGAATACCAACTTTAAACTCATAGTTTGTAGCATTACCGTGAGAAAGAGTGTAAATTTTAAATAAGTTTGTAGCTACACCACCAACTTTTTGTGACTTAATGTATGGAGTTGATGCTTCAGAATATGCTTTGGTGTAATCGGTATCAACTTGAGAAAGAGATACTTTAACATTTTCACCCGTAGCAAATGATTGTGATTGGAATGTTGAGAAGTTCAACATAGTGTAAGCTACTTTAGAAGATTTAGGAGCATATCCGTAAACTTTAGTAAAGTAGTTTTCCGAACTTGGGTTCATAGAAGCTGAAGTAGCAGTTTGAGTTACTAAACTACCAGTTAAAGTCAATAAGAACAAAGAAGCACTTCCAGCAGCATCAACACTTGACAAATCAAAATCACCACCAAATGTAGCGGTAGTTGGGTGTAATAAAGCACCTACTTTTTGACCGGCTGATGATGAAATTACCAAAGCGATTGGCTTTGCAGTGTATCCATCCGCACCCAATACTCTAACGATAGTTGCGTTTGAAGCGTCTTGTAAGTATGATTGTGCGGTGTAAGGAAGATATGAATCTTCAGTCAAACCACCAAATTTTTGTTGAAACTCATTAAATGATTCTACTCTCGTTGGAACGAAAGCGGGACCCTTGATAGTTTGTCCGATAAGAGCACCACCAATCTCAGCAATACCCGCAGGTAAAAATGAGAGGTCTTTTTCTCTTGTGAAGACACCTGGACTAACAATTCTTTCAGCCATTATTTTTCTCCTAATGTTCTATTTTTGGAATTTTCCTTACTAATAAATACCAAGAAAATTAGGGAAACACAATAATTATTGTTTAGGAACGAAAGTATTGTTTTCTAAATCTACTCCACCCTCACCATACTTTTGTTTTAATTCTTGTGCGAGTTTTCCCTCATTTTCTTTTAAAGTGTTGTAACGACTTATAAGTTGGTCGGTTTCTTCGTTCAAAGACTTATAAACACTCTCAAGTTCAAGCTTCTCTATTTCAATTTCGCCTAATCTAGCAAGTGATTGTAAGATACCCGATTGTAACACATTTATCTTTGTTACTTCTTCTTCGGTAAGTGATATAACTGTTTTTTCCATAATAAAATCTCTTTAATATAATATAAATATAGAATTACAGGTCGTAACTTTCATTCCATACGATTTTACCAACCGAAAATGTTTTTCTTGTATTATTTTTAATTCCAGCGAATTCTGGCAATAGGTATGCTTTTACTTGTAGAGTAATTTCGGCTTTGGTTATTCTATCTTGACCTAAATCTGCGATAGTTTCAAATTGATAAGAATCTGACTTTACTACAAATTTATATCTATCACCAAAAGAACGACCTTGGAAAAATACAATTTGTTCTACAATTTTATTTACTTGCTCTTGGTAATCACACCAAACAATGGTAGAATATTCCACGTTTACATAATCCGGCTTTTCAACAGCATAGTATTCTTTAGAAGGTTTTTGACCTGTTAATATTGAAAATTGGTCGTATCTATTGTCCCTTGTATATGTTCTTTCAAACATCTGATTAGCATCTTCAGCATTTATAACTTTTAGTTTTGCCATATCCGTATTTGGAGACATAGAATTTCTTTTAAACACAATTACAGGTGTTAAAATCATTCCATTATCATCCCTCATAAAAAGGTCTTGTTGAGCAGATTTCCATTTCTCTGGATTTGCATACATTACCGGAACTTGAATCAACTGACCATTTTCGTTGACCATCGGCTTTACATCTCTTTCTAAAAAGTCTTTAAACGCAAGGTCAATATCGTATAATCCAATTGAAATGTTTTTAACATTATCAGTATCTCTACGAACTTGGTTCGCTTTGTTTAATACAGGGTCATCTTGAGTAGAACTTTGTGTTTGTCTCAAGTCTGGCTTATTAGGGTCAACTACTCTATAACGATTTGCCATTAAATTCCCACCGGTATTGTATTAGTTGTATTATTAGAATTACCAAATCGGTTATCAACTAAATTAATAGTAGATTGTCGTGTCATATGTGCAGCACATATAAATGATATTGAATAACCTTGACTTTCACCACCATCCCAAGTATCTGGATTCTTACCTGCAAATAATTGAGATTCTGTTACCGAATCAATTTGAAAATATTCGTGATTCCATTCAACAATATCACCCACATCTGGATGTATATCTTTGTCATCTTTTAAAGTATCACGAAGAAATCTAAATTCAACATTTCTTGAATAATACTGACCAAACTCATCTGAAATTTGTTCAAGAGTATTGTACTCTATTAGACACGGAATTTTTACAGGATTGTAATATTGTTTATTTTTACTTTCTCCGTATAAATTGTTTTTTGTTTCACTTATAGCGAATTTAAAAAAATAAACTTCAGTATCAATAATATCATTGATAAGTTCCTTGTTTAATGTTCTAAACAAAGACATATCTCTCTGACCACCAAATAATGCCATTGGATTATCCTATATAAATTGGTCTTGGAATTCTTGCAAGTGTAGACTCAAGGAATTCAGCCTCATCTCTTTTGGCTTCCATCAATGCTTTTTTAGATGTAGCTTCTAACATTTCTTTTAATTGAGTTAGGAGTGCTTCTTTTTCTGCAGCAGCTTCGTTACGAAGGTCACCACCATCTAATGTGATATCTGCGCCTGGAATTGGAATAGCGGAGAACTTTGCTCTTACCGCTCCAAGAACCTCTTTAGCTAATGCAAGAGTATACTTGGTAATCCATTGTCTTCCAGCCGAATTGATTGAACTATATGTTAGTCTTTCAAACGGAACATTAGAAAAATCACTAACTACATTTGATGCTATAATTGGATTATTTGCTTCAGTATCTAATGTGTATTCAAAGTATATTTTTACACCACCATCACCTGAAACTGGAAGTGGGAATATTTTAATACGATTGTTAACTAATTGAAACGAGTATTGAGATTTACGGATTTGGTCGTTAAACTCAATTGCTTGTAAACGAAGTAAATCATCGTACATTGGTTGCATTAAAAATGATACACCCGGTGAATAGTTACCCCAACCAAAAGTATCCATCATTTGTTGAGAACCCATACCTGTTCCAACGAATGGGTCAAAGTATCTTACAATAGCAG